CCCGTCGCATATGACACGCCATTGACCAGTTCCGAGATGACGCCTGCGCCACTGGTGTTGGCCGGAACCAGATATCTATCGAATACAAGAGAACTACCAGCGGTTGGCGCGCTGGATAGATTGTAGAGATGCAGATAACCGATGGTGGCCGTGTTATTGAAACACTCCACCTTGTAGATTTGTCTGGGGGACGAGCTAACCAGCGTGGAATTGGTCCCGCTCGCTATGATTACAGAAGATAGCGAAAGCCCACCCGTGGTGGTTGGCACCAATGAAATATTTCCAGAGCCAACGGTAAGGGCGCTGGATGGAATGACTGTTGGGTTGGATGAGAGAGTTACTGTTCCAGAGGATACGGCGACCACATTGCTTGTCAGGGTAACTTGTATCGCAGATGATGGAATAACCGTGGGGTTGCTCGATAGAATTACTGTTGGATTGCTGGATAAAGTAACGGTAGCCGAAGACAGGCTAACCGCCACAGCGCTCTGATTGCTGGCAATCGTAACAGGAGCCGAGTTGGCCATTGTCGCTTGGCCGTTGGCGTTTACTCCATTAGGAGAGATGGCCACCAACATCGCCGCCATGGTGCTGGTAGGCGTACTGGATGGGTTCAGTACAAGCGGTGTCCCAGCAGTAGAGGTTGGGATGGATTGAATAGTTTCCACCCCACCGCCGATATCGATGGACTTCATCGTGATGGTCTGGCCGCAGGAATTTATTACCGTATAATTATCTGCCACGTTAGCCAAAGCCTCCCATCAAGGGAATATACATCGAGTTAGAGGAACCAGTGAAGATCAGTGTATGCGTTGGACTGGAACTACTTGTTGATCCTCCAGTAGTCGATCCCGGTATACTCACAGTCAGCAACAAACTCTCAGACACCGCTCCCCATGGTAACTGAAGCGTCGTCGGAGTTAAAGATACGCCCACCGATGGCAGCGTGACCGTTATGCCTGTAAGGGAAACCGCCATGCATCAGTTATCCTTCCATCACGCAGAAGGTCACTGAGCCAGACGAGATTGCGCTTACTGTGCAGCGCACAGCCGCCACAGGAAACATATAATTGGTGGTACCGGTCGCGGTCTGGCCGGCAGGAAGATTGGCGTCCGCGATCCAGATTTGCGCGGCAGTCGAGCCAATTAGGCTCTGATAGAGCGGGTCCTGAAGCGTGTATTCCACGCCATAGGTCGCCGTCATGGTGCTGGAGCCGTAAGTCACACCAACGGAGACATTGAATGGACTTCTGGAATTATAGTCGAGATTGACCGCCCGTGAGGTTCCGGTCGAACTCAGGGTAATGTAGACCGGCATCATAGGCATCAAGAGCTTCCTTACTTGTGGTGGAAGCCCTTCAAGGTCTTGGCAAGAGCGGCTTCGCGCTTAATAGTCGGATTAGATGAATGACTTGCCTTCGCAAGCTTGGATGCAGGAATTTTCTGACCTTGCGGAACACCCAGATGACTATGCAAAGCCCCGGGATGTTTGATAGCTCCCTTTATCCAATTCTTGGCCATGGTTAAGCCGCCGTATTTTCCTTGATCTTGGCAGACGAGAACGGGGACCCGCCAGCGCGACCGCCACGGGCATATTTGTCCATGCGGGCCTTGGACTTGTGGCCCATAACCTTGCCGCCCTTCTTGAAGCTATCCTTACGGCTCTCGGCAGCTTTCACTACTTCCGGCTTGCCGCTACCAGAGTAGTCATCGGCGCCCTTGAGGTCGTCCTTGGCATCCAGCTTGACGTGCCCGCCACGCTTGAAGTGTTCCTTCTTCTCATGCTCTTTTTTGTGCTTTTCGTGCCTGTGCTTGGCCATCAAATGGTCTCCTTACACTGAGCTAAACTGAGGAATACCAAACACAGAAGCGTGGTTGGTGCTGGTGATAGCCGCCATCTGGTTGGCAGTCATATTCTGGACTATTTGAAACCGCAAGGTTCCGTTGGATGCAGTTGTGGAAGCATAAGTACCTCGCACGTCACCATTGGTAGAGTTTGACGTAGTAGCCGTTGACGCCAACGTGGTTGAGGCGGAAGAAAGTGCGACGGCAACAGCAGAAGAAAAGGACGAGGCCAATAGATTAACCACGGTGCTGACACCGCAATATGCCAGCTTCAACGGGAAGCCGAAGGTGTCCGTGGTGCCCACAATGAAACCAGCAGTGAACGTGGTGGATGCCGTGATGGACGAGATATATTTGAACGCTTTCTGGCTGGTTCCAACTGCGGGCGCAGTTGCCGTGCTGAGCGTAACCAACTCAGTCATCTTGATGCCGTACATATCGCGGCCAGCGATGCTGACCGTGGCGCCAGTGCTGCCGCTGGAAGAAGCCGTAACAGAAATACAACGGCCCGCACCAGCGGCGGGGTTCCAAAGTTGGACCGTGCCGGCCTGACCCATAGGAAGGGTTGCCGCAGTGCTGTCTAGAGCAAATACAGTAACAGTCTGACCGCTCTCTGGTGCCACAATAGTCGTGGCAATCACGCCGGCACCAGTTGCGGTCAGTGTAAGTGAGCCGTTAACAGTGCTAGAGCCGTTGCTAACAAGAGCATTGCTAGAGGCGGTAGCTGGAATGTAATCCACTAGCCCCAGATTATCGAAGAACCCAACAATAGGAGTGCCGACTGCGGAGCCGGGTTTATAAGCATATGGAATGCGCGGGTCCGCAAATCCTGTGCCAAGATCGTAAAGCGAAGTGCCACGCTCTTCATTGTACTGCGTAACATTGCCGTTGCTGTCGCGAGTAATACCAAACGCAACAATAGGGCCGGTGTTGGTTATGAGAACCATTTTCCTGTTCCTTAGCTCGTAGGAAAGTTCCCATACGTGGATCGCCAGTCGAAATAGCCGAAGCTATAACGCTGATAACCCTTGACCAGCAGGTTATCAGTCGTGAACTCCACGCTCATGTCCATCTCAAACGGGATACGGTTCATGTAGATCAGGCCGTCCACGTTGGTCAGCAAGAACCAAGCAAACGAGCTTGTCAGATAGTCGTTAACGATAAAGCCTTCCTTGAAGCTATCGTTCATTCCAAGGATGGCGTTAACATCGTTGTCTGCCGTGCCCGGACGAAGCTCTGATCTGAACAGGCGTAGCGCAATCGGCTCAAGCTGGGTCGGAATAATCGTCTTCTTGGCGCGAGCGTAAATCTTCAGATTAGCGTTGTCTCGCCAAGTCGAGCGCACGGAAATGCCGGCGTTCAGCAGCGAAGTCTCGTTCAAGTCCTGATCGGTGGTCGGACGATTGCCGATGGTATTGCCGTCAATCGGGTGCGCAGTTGAGTAAAGTGCCACACCATCGCCGCCCACGTTCGCATTGAACGTGGTGCCAGTATTGAACACGTTGGCGCCGTATATCTCTTCCGTCTGCTGGAAAGAGGCCATCAAACCATCGTTGGATGGTCCAAACTCTGCCTTGTAGAGGTTGTCATCAATGGCTTTGCGGGTGATGGCATAACCCAGACCGATTTCGTTGTGTTCTTGGTTATAAACATACCGCTCGCCGGCTGAATTGTCGAAGGCAGTAACGCCGCCTTCCTGCTTAAGCTGGGCGAGGCCCAGATAGCGCATGGACGCCCGGCGCTCTAGCGCCATCTTGCTGTCCGTGGTCTTAAACAACTTGGACCACTGACGCTCGATCTGCTCGTACTTGCCACTCACGCCCCACAGGCCGGGAAGAAGCAAGTCACGAATTTGAGCTAGTGCGACGGGCATTTAGATTACTCCTTAGATGCCGGTGGTATTCTTGCGGTCGAAGTTATTGGGCGCAACAATCACGATGTTGCCCACGTTGGTATTGTCCGTGCCATTGACGCCCGGAGGCGCCCAGTTGGAATACAAGTCCATGATGCGGAAGGGTGCGGAAGAGTTAGTCGTCGCTACCGTGGACAAGGTTGTCACGGAAACGCCCGTGGTCTGGTTGCCCTGAGAAGAAAGCAGCGCGATGCTCATGTTCGGGCCGGTGTTCAGGCCGATCATGGATGACGTGACTTGGGCAATCGATGAACACTGAACCGTATACATCATATCGGGGTCAGTGCAGACCCACGCCTGAGCGTCATTGGTGCCAGATGAAGTCTGGACAGAGCCCGGAAAGAACGGCGACCAAGTTTTGCGGTTGAAAGTCGGGCTGAAGAATTCGCAACCAAAGAAGATGCCGCGCACCAGCACTTGTACGGTTGAAAGTGTGGTGACATACGGGCCTGTGGTCGAAGTTGCGACCGGATCGCCCGTGAAATAGAGGTTGGTATCGCTGGACGCGATGGTCAGCGTGTCAAAGCCAGCAGTCGGGGCGCCGCCATCAAGGCGACGGAACTGCCGGAAACCAAACGGTGCCATTGTGTTGGTCACGATTTATACTCCTGCGTAGCCGTTTAAGGCATTGAACTGCGCTAGGGCTATTTCTCTAGCCAATGTCGCAAGTTCTTTGGTTGGGAATTGCCGCCTGATTACAATTTTGCCGTCTCGATAAAGACGGGCAACATAACCAGACCGACGCTTGTGTGGAGACATTTCCCGGTTCCAGACATTGATCTTACGATCAACATCCCGCAGGTTGGATATCGCATTATCGTCTTTCTGTTGGTTTAAGTGATCGATCTCACCAGAGGGCCAAACCCCATGGACATAGAACCAAGCAAGACGATGGGCGAGATAACGATAGCCATCTACGCGGATTAACCGATAGCCGGTTGGCAATACCGTTCCAGCCTGTGTGCCGGCTTTAGATCGTGGATTAAATCCACGGTCATTCAGCCAAACAAACACACCAGAAACAGGATCATAGGAAAGCTGTTCGCGCAGCGCGGCTGCGTCGATAGCCCTTTCCTTAATCCTGTTGGTATCAGCCATAGGTAGCTCTTTCTGAACGCAATTGTTGCGTTCGGTTGAGCCACCACAGCGCGTGATGGAGGGGGAAATTAAGTACAGCGCGTACTTAACAGTTAGTATATTTATGACAGAAACTAATATCTGTCAAATTTGGTGCTCTACCTCATTCCAGAGACACCGACGCAAGGCATTTATACTCGTTTCAAATCCAGCTAAATCGGTGCCGGCATGGAACCCATTAAGGGTTATGGCAAACGCCAATTCGTGATTTTTATATTTCCCCACTACAATAATTTCTTCTGGCCAAAAATCGTCTGGCATATCTGGAGTTTGGCTCATTCTTCAGGGACCTTGAAAGGCTCATAGGATTTACTTACGCGATTAACGCGCTGTGCAGAGCGATGCTTGGTGTCAAATCCAACGCCATCTACATCGCCACCCCTTATCTGGGCTTCTTTACCCATCACTTGGGCGCGGGCTTTCATATATTCCCGGGCCTCGCTTTGCAGACACAACTCTTCCGGCTTTTCCATCAGGACCAAGCCGTCATATTCGATATTTCCCTTGAAGCCCTTGGGAGTAAACAGGCCCGGATGACGCTCTGCCGGGACTGGAGACCATCCGGTGGCCTCAAACCGGCCAAATCTGCGGGTTTGCTGCTGGCCCAGTACCGAAAGCGTCTTCCAGTTATATCTCATGCCATCAGGAATAAGCTCGGGCGGAATATAAAGTGCGTCCTGCTCTTCCTCCAAAGCCACTCTGCGATCATAGACTTGCTGATCGACACGAACTGGCTTGGCCTTGGTTTTAAGCGGAGCAATGGCTTCCCTTGCAGTTGAGCCGGCCATACGCGGCGTGGACTTCATGGTCCCACCAACCTGCTCAACGGTAGCAACCTTGGGCTTGTTCTTGACGCCCGGGGGACGGCCCATTTGATTTCTCCTAGTTAAGTGTGCCCTCAGCCTTCATGGCATTAAGCTTCTGAAGTTGCTTGGCATATGTGATTTCATCGATACCAGACAGACGCGCAATCTCGCGCTGTTCCGGAGTGAGGGTAATCTGCCGCGTGCTGGGCCTGCCAGTGGATGGATTGGTAGCGGCCTTGGAGGGTGGCGCCGATACAGGCGTTCTGTTCACTTGTGTTTCCTCATCTTCCTGTTCTGTGTAGCCAAGGCGGCTCTCAAGGTAGTCAAAATATTTCTGGCTACCCGGACGCAAACCCTGATCTTCGGCTTCAACATGCGCGCCCTGAAGTCGCATATTGAGCCTTGGGTTGGTGAGCGCGTCTGGATGCTCCCTGAGCCAATCACGCTGGCTTGGCATTAAATTGGGAAGCTGATCGATATATTCGTCAATCGAGCCGGGAGCCTGACGCTCTTGCTGGCGAGGATTTTCGCGTTCCGCCTTGAGCCGCGCGGCTTCTACTGTTTTCTGGCTTTCAATGGCTTCTTTGCCGTCTTCTAGCTGCGCCAATCGGCTTTCGGCCCGCGCAAGACGGCGATTGGCTTCTGCTACCGTCTTGTGATCGCCGGCCTCACTGGCCATGGCGATATCGCGCTCGGCCCGCTCGGCCTCTGATTTCGCGGCATCGATGGCATTAAGAATGGCATCGTATTCAGCATCTTCGGCGCGCACGCGCGAGTGAGAAGCTTCACGCTCACGCTCGCGAACCGCTTTTTCGGCTTCCTGACGGGCGCGGATTTCGGCGGCAATGCGCTTATCGCCCTCGTCTTTGGCGCGACGCATATCCTCAAGCTGTTGCCTTAGGTCCGATACGTCATCTTCGGGATCGGTAGCCCCATTTTGAGGGCGCGTTTTTCCAGTCTGTCTATCTGGAACTTGCTCAGATTGTGCGGGCTTCGTCTTGGTTTTAAGCGGCTGATTTTCCTCAAATGGATTTTGCTCGTCCTCAAGATTGACCACTCCATCTGGTTCGAGAGAAACAGTAACCGGCCTCTCAAGAGGAACCTTGTCGATTTCCTCCTTGGTTTTAAGTGGACGCGTGCGCGGCATCAGAAAATATCCTCCGGGCTTTTAACTTTCATTCGGATGGTTCGATCAGTAAGAATGCGACACGGCGTACCGCGAATAGTCAAAGCCCAACCGTCCCCCACGCGGTAAACAACCCAGTCGCCAACATCAACGTCTTGGTCCTTGAAGTCCTGTTCGTCGTCAGAAACGAAGGCGGTCTTTCCCTTCTTTACCACTAATCCCACCTTTCCCTGATATTCATCCTCTCCTACATTCGTCTGAGGCCGGATGATGCCGCCAGTGGTCTTTTCGGGTCTCACATAGGTCACAACCAAAATCTGATTGTGGAAAAGCTCTTCCCCGGAAGTATCCCCAATTGCCTCTAACATTGCGGTTTTTGGGTCTTTTGCTTGTGAAAGCTGGGTAATTTTTTGGGCAGAAACAACCGGCATCAGGATTTCCTTAGTTCGTCTTGGACTTCTTCTATTTCTTCAACCACACGCCTGAGCGCCTGAAGATAACCCAGATTGTACCTGTATTCGTCAAAAGAGGAATACCCGGTATCGGCCATGGACTGGATTACCATGTCGCGCATCAAGCCGATTTTCTCTTTCAGGCGTCTTTCAAAGACGGTTTCCATTAGTCGCCATGCATAATCGGCTTTAACGGCGGCTTGCCCTTGTGGTTCTTCTGAAGACGACCCTCACCACTGCCTGAGCCGGCTTCATGAAGTGGATAGGCTCTTCCACCGCGCTTCATGCCATTATCGCCGGCCTGTTTCATATGCTGCATGGTCGCTGAGCTTTCATGGATGCCGCCAGCGCGGTTCTCGCCAACAGCGCTCATAATAGGGATATCAAGGTTGTTCACCCTGCCCATGCTCTTGGCTTTTTCCTTGTGGCTCTTGTGGGCTTCTTTCTTGAAGGGGTGAGACATATTGGGTTTCCTTACATTTCATTAGGGGGTGGGGTCACTGGCTGGCGAGGCGCTCGCCCGGAACGCGGGGATTTAATAGGTTTTACTTCTTCGAAAGGGCTTGCCGGGAGCGGGGTTGCTTCCACTTCTCCACCATCGGCCATGCCGCCACGGCAAAGGCGCTCGGCTTTATCTGCGCCACTTTCGAAGTTGGCTGGCGAGCCGGTTATGCAGCCCATCTTAGCCCGCTTTGTCTTGTGAGCTTCGTCCGCAAACGGTTTCATCCTGCTCTCTCCTAGACTTCGATATGGCTTTCAATGCCGCTACCGGGAAAATCTTCTGCATTCCAACATCGCCCTCAAACCAGTGAACTTCAACGTGTCGGTCTTCTACCGCCGTCACAGTCATGGTCGGGCTGCCAGATTTCAGGCGTACTGTAGCGCCAATTTGAAACTCAGGCAAAAAGCCCGCCAGAACGATCAAATTGGGCGCCGTGGTCATTTGCTTCCCCCACTTGTGGGTTTCGGCCTGTGCTTGGCCGCCTGCTTGGCCACCGCGATCTTGGCCTGCGCACCAATCTTGGCGATGCGCTCCTTGCTCTGGATTTCGTGGCGCTTGCTGGTGACTTCCTGCCGGTCCATGGATCGCTGATGCTTGAGATCAGCATTGGACGTGGCCTTCTTATGCTCAAGCTCTTTCTCATGCTTGTCCCGCAATAGCTCAAGCTCATGTTGGTGACGCTCGCGCTCCATTTGCATTTCCTGAGCGTGGGTCTCGCGCTGCATATCAAGGTCATGCTGTTTCTCAATATGCTTGTGGTGCATATCCAAGACCATGCCGCCGCGTTTCATTTCCATATCAGCGGCCTGCTTCTGCTGCTGCATGGCAATGTCATTCTGGTTCTTGGCCTGATCGCTTTGATGGTCCATCAAAAGATTGAGGGCCTTGTGATGCATTTCCTGCTCGGCCTGCCCGCGATGGATAATGCTCTCTTCCTGAATGCGAAGACGCTCAAGCATGATCTTCATCTGCTCGGTCTTCTCGCGTGAAGTGCGGTCAGCAGCCTTGTCCTGAGACTGCATCTCCTGAATTTTCATTTTCAATTGCATCTGCAACATCTGGCTTTGAGCCTGTTGCTGGTTGGCTTGCTGCTTGGCCTGCGCTGCAATGAGATTTGGATTGGGCGGCGGCTCCTGCGGTGTCTGCCTGAAGAGGCCCTCGGGATCGATGCCCGTAATCCGCATAATGCGGGTATCGACTGCGATTGGATCATAAAGATCGGGAGCGCCCTGCTGAAGCGTCTTGATCACCACCGCCTTGGCAATGCGGTGCATGCTGGTCGGATTGTTCGGATCGGCAACAGGAACAAGATTGCTATTGTCTAGCGCCTCAAGAAACTGCTTCTTCTCCCAAGGATGCGTCTGACGCTTGTTATGGCGCCAGAAGGCTTCCGGGTCTTCTTTGAAGCGCTCCTTGAGAAGCTGGAATTCCTTGGCCTGCGCAGACGTAAGCCGCTTATGCACGGCATCCATGGTCTTGGTAGCCTGCTCAATCAGCGCCAGCGTCGTGCCTACCGGGGCCTCTTGGTTGCCTTCGCCAACCGAGATTTCAGCCGTGCCGCCAACACGCTGACCAAGCTGTTCGATATTCTGGGTCAGTTGCATGAATGCGCTGCCGGGCTCCTTATAAGGGAGCGGCATGACAGCATCCTGAATACGCATGTTGCCGGTATCGATGGGAATGCCACCGCCCGGGGGAACGCGGAATTGATTGGTGAGTTGCCGGCCAAATTGCTTGGCGTAAACAAAGCCGGGAAAGCAAGAAAACATCCCGGCATCAAGCTGAATACGCCACGCTGCCGTCAGGGCGCTTGTGGTGTTTCCAAGAATATGGATAAGGCCAATACCATAAAAGCCAAGAGCGCGCACAAAGGCAAAATCAACGAAATATTCCTTCGCCATGCACATTTTATCGTCTTCGCGCCAGTTGCGGCGAAGCGCGAGGATTTGCCGGCTCTCTTTGTGGATGGTGGCGACATAGGGAAGCTGAAGTCCTGTTATCTTGCCTTTAGTCTTGTGTTCAAAACCAGAGATATCCAATTCGCAGTAACACTCATAGATTTCATGCTCGGCATCCTGCGGACGATTTACTTGCGGAATAATGCCTTGGATTTCCTGTTTCTTCTCTTTAACAGGATCGGGCATCATGTATTGCTGCCCAGTCAATTCTATGTCGCGATAAGCGCCCACCAATTGCATGCGCTTGAGAACGGCGGGACGCATCTTGATGCGGTGAGTAATTCTCCCGCAGTTTTCCAGATTTGTTTCGGCGTTGGAGACAATCAAATCTTCCGCATCGATGCTTTCGGAAACGGGTCTCCTTCGTAGCGGGCAGTTGTATACTTTCTTGATACCTTGGCCGCCGCATCCAACCCAGAACAACATTCTATCGGTGTCGGGATAGTATTCTGTCGCGACTGCCGTAATCCAATGATTAAGGTCAGTCTCAAGCGCTTCTGCTAATTCATCTGAAGCAGAATTCATGCCCCCGGGAATGACCGGCTTGGGCGGCGCCATCAATCCAGTCTGAGGCGGGGGCGGCTGTTGCGGAGAAGCCCCCGGGCCGGGCATAGGCCCAGAGCCCGGGGTAGGCGGCGGGGGTGGAATAGGAGGCCCCCCGTTGGGAGGGGCTCCGGGTGACGGCATCGCACCGG